ACAAGAACACTCTGCTGGGAGGCTGACCATGTGCGTGGCACCGAGCATGCCCAGCGCGGGCGGCAACACTTTCTGGTCGAGCGGCGCTCCTGGCATGACGCCGGAGGAAACCGAAGCACTCCCCGGGCTGACGTCCGAACTGCTCGCGTGGGGCGGCATTGGCGGCGTGGCTGAGCGCGGCCAGGAACGAACCGCAGCGCTCGAGAAGTGGAAGGCCGATAACCCGGAGCGCTACCAGGAAGCGTTGCGCGCCCAGGAACAAGCCACGTCCGGCGAGCAGCCGCGCACGCAAAGCGCGCAGAACGCGCGGCAAGGCGCGGGCGGCTCCGGCGGTGGCGGCGCGTCATCGCTCAACACGCTGCTCACATCCGGCACCACGCAGGGCGTCGCCGCCGGCGATCTGGATCTGTCCAAAAGCACGCTCTTGGGGCTCTGACCATGGCGCTGCCGAACGTCCCGCGCGACAAGTACCTGGCCCGCTATTCCGCGCTGCAGACCGAGCGCTCGAGCTGGGACGGCTGGTGGCGCGAGCTCACCGACTTCATCCTGCCGTACAGCGGCCGGTTCTTCACGACCGACCGCAACCGCGGCACGCGGCGCTTCAACAACATCTATGACCCCACGGGCACGCTGTCGGCGAACACGCTGTCGGCCGGCCTGATGGCGGGCATGACGAGCCCGGCGCGGCCGTGGTTCCGCCTCGCCACGCCTGACCCCGCGCTGATGCAATACCACTCCGTCAAGGTGTGGCTGTCGGACGTCACCAAGCTGATGCTCGACGTGTTCGCCCGGTCGAACACCTACAACAGCCTGCAGAGCATGTACCAGGACCTGGGCGTGTTCGGCACGGCCGTGAGCTTCGTGCATCCGGATTTCAAGGACGTGCTGCACCACTCGCCGCTACCTGTGGGCGAGTTCTACCTGGCGACCAACGACCGCGGCAACGTCGACACGCTGTACCGCGAGTTCGACATGACGGTCGGGCAGCTGGTCAAAAAGTTCGGCATTGACAACGTCAGCCCGACGGTCAAGAACCTGTACGACGTGGGCACGCTGGACGCCTGGGTAACGGTCGTACAGTGTGTGGAGCCGAACGTGGACCGCGACCCGCGCATGCGCGACGCGCGCAACATGGCCTTCACGTCGATCTACTTCGAGCTTGGGCAGTCGCCCGACAAGCGTCTGCGCCGCTCTGGCTTCGAAGAGTTCCCCGCGCTCGCGCCGCGCTGGCAGGTATGGGGCGGCGACGTCTACGGCGTGGGGCCGGGCGGCCTGGCGCTGGGTACGGTCAAGGGCCTGCAGCATCGCCAGCTGCGCCTGGCCGAAGGCCTGGACTACACGACCAAGCCCCCCGTGCAGGCGCCCACGTCGCTCAAGAACCACGACATTGACATGCTGCCGGGCGGCGTCACCTTCGTGGATGGCGCCAACCCCAACGCCGCCATCCGGCCGGCCTGGCAGGTACAGCTCGACCTTGGCGGCATGCAGGCCAACATCCAGGACACGCGCGAGATTCTGCGCTCGACGTTCTACGCCGACCTGTTCCTGATGCTCGCGAACGTCGACGTGCGCATGACCGCCACGGAAGTGGCCGAGCGGCACGAGGAAAAGCTGCTCATGCTCGGCCCCGTCCTGCAGCGGCTGCACAACGAGATGCTGGACCCGATGGTCGAAATGGCGTTTCACCGCCTGGCTGCCGCCGGCGCGCTGCCGCCGCCGCCGCCCGAGCTGGAAGGCGTGGACCTGAACATCGAATTCGTCTCGATGCTCGCGCAGGCGCAGCGCGCCATCGGCGTGAACAGCACCGACCGCTACGTGATGACGCTCGGCCAAGTCGCAGCCATCAAGCCCGAAGTGCTGGACCGGCTGGACGCCGACGCGCTGGCCGACAGCTACGCCGATCAGCTCGGCGTCGATCCGCGCCTAGTGGTGCCGCTCGACCAGGCCGTGCTCGTGCGCCAGCAGCGCGCCCAGCAGCAGGCCGTCATGCAAGCCGCGGCCACTGCCGAGCAGGCCGCAGGCGCCGCCCAGCGTCTGGGCACCGTCAACACGGGCGAGCGCAACGCCGCCACCGACCTCATCAACCAGTTCCAGGGATACAGCATCCCGCAATAGGTGGCGCGCATGAACCTGACCGACATGAAGCTCTCGCCCGACGAGGCCAAGGAAATGGACTGCTGCGTGGGCGGCGAGTCCACGGACGGCGGTCCGAAATACCCCTGGGGGCTGACGGTGTCGCTCGACGACGCGACGCTGCGGAAGCTCGGCATGTCGGAACTGCCGCAGGTGGGCGCGCAACTGCACCTCATGGCCGTGGTCGAGGTGTGCAGCACCAGCCAGCACGCCAATCAGCAGGGCACCGACAAGTGCGTCTCCCTGCAGATCACACAAATGGGCCTTGAAGGTGAAGGTCCGCAGGCAGCCGAGATCCTGTACGGCAGCTAGGGGTGCGCATACCTCGTGCGCTGGCTCTCAGAATCCAGGCGCATGAACACCACGTCATACGACCCTCTCAATCCGTCGGCCACGAACACGGGCCGCGACGCGAAGCGTGAAGACGCCAAGCACGACGAGCGGATCGAGTCGGACGACATGAAGTGGCTCATGGGGAACCGACGCGGCCGCCGCATTGTGTGGCGCCTGCTTTCCCGGGCTGGTGTCTTCCGCACGTCCTTCAGCACGAATGCCATGCAGATGGCGTTCAACGAGGGCAACCGGAACGAGGGGTTGCGGCTGATTACGTCGCTGCTTCAAACCTGCCCGGAACGGTACGCCGAAATGCTCCAGGAGCAGACAAAGCATGACCACCGAAACCCAAGCGACGACCGGAACAACGCCAACTGATCCCGGCACGCAACAAGTCGCGGCCGCACCGGCGACCCAGGACAGCACCGTCCTGACCGCTGAGACGCCCGCGACCGAGCAGCAAGCGCAAACCACGCAGGAAGGCGATGTCACGGTCGGCGACAAGCCGACCACCGAGGCCAAGCCCGACAGCGAGAAGCCGCAGACCGAAGGCGACAAGGCCAAAGGCGAGCCGCAGGGCGCGCCCGAACAATACGAGGACTTTGCCGCACCCGAAGGGGTGCAGCTGGACGCCGAGCTGGTGGGCGACCTGAAGACCATCGCCAAGGAACTGAACCTGTCGCAGAAAGACGCGCAGCGCGTGGCCGATCTCGGCCCCAAGTTGCTGCAGAAGCTGCAGGGGCATCAGGCCGAAACGTTCGCCAAGGTCCGTCAGACCTGGGCGGATGAGGCGAAGGCTGACAAGGAATTCGGCGGGGAAGCATTCGCCGAGAACCTTGGCGCGGCAAAGAAGGCCCTCGATTCGTTCGGCACTCCCGAACTGCGCACGTTGCTCAACGAGTCCGGCATCGGCAACCACCCGGAGGTTATCCGGTTCATGGTCCGCGCCGGCAAAGCGATCAGTAGCGACACGTTCGTCGCGGGTGAGCGGTCCGCGCAAGCGGGCAAGGATCCGGCGAAGACCCTGTACCCGAATCAAAACTAGGAGCCTTCACCATGGCAACCCTCCCGAAAGCCGGCGCTGTCACCCTGTTGGACTTCGCCAAATCCATCGACCCGGACGGCAAGACCGCAACCGTGGTCGAACTGCTCAGCCAGACCAACGAAATCCTGACGGACATGATGTGGCTGGAAGGCAACCTTCCCACCGGCCACCGCAGCACGATCCGCACCGGTCTGCCCACCGCGATCTGGCGCCAACTGTACCAAGGCGTCCCGCCGTCGAAGTCGGTGCGTGCGCAGGTCGATGACACCTGCGGCATGCTGGAAACGCGAGCCGAGGTCGACAAGGACGTGGTCGAACTGAACGGCAACACGGCCGAGTTCCGCCTGTCGGAAGCCCAGTCGTTCCTGGAAGGCATGAACCAGACCATGGCCAGCTCGCTGTTCTACGGCGACCAGGCGGTGAACCCCGAGCGCATCACGGGTCTGGCACCGCGTTTCTCGCTGAAGTCTGCCCCCAACGGCAACAACATCATCGACGCAGGCGGCACTGGCGCCGACAACACCTCCATCTGGCTGGTGGTCTGGGGCAAGAACACCGCGCACGGTATTTTCCCGAAGGGTTCCCAGGCTGGCCTGATCCACGAGGATCTGGGCCTGATCGATGCGTTCGATGCGAACAACAACCGGTTCCGCGCCTACGCTGACCACTGGCAGTGGAAGTCGGGCCTCACGCTGCGCGACTGGCGCTACGTGGTGCGCATCGCCAACGTCGACATCAGCGACCTCGTGAACCAGACCGGCACGCAGGCGCCGACTGCTTCGACCGCCATCATGAAGCTGATGCTGCGCGCCCAGGCCCGCATTCCGGCCATGGGCATGGGCCGCCCGGTGTTCTACGCCAACCGCACGATCAAGGAAATGCTGTCGATCGCCGCGCTGGACAAGTCGCAGAACGCTCTGGCGATCGAACCGGCCACCAACCAGTTCGGCGCCGTGGCCCCGGGCAGCGTCGGCAACGGCACGCTGCGCTTCTTCGGCACGCCGGTGCGCACGGTCGATCAGATCCTGTCCACCGAAGCCCAGGTCGTCTAAGGCAAGGAGCCTCCATCATGATTCTCGATACCCAAGCAACTTTTGCGGTCGCGCAGTCGGTGGCTTCGGCCGCCGGCGACGTGGTCAGCACCAACGTCTATGACACGGGCGCCACGGCGGATACCGGCATCGGCGAGAACTTCTTTCTGCTCGCCAAGATGAACGCCGCGCTGGCCGGCGCCGGTGCCGCGATCCAGGTCGTGCTGCAGACGTCCGCAGCCGAGGGTTCGGGCTACACCGACGCGGCCGCTGGCCCCGTGGTGGCCTTGGCCTCGGCTGGCGCCAACGCCAACCTGGCGAAGATCCGCGTGCCGATCGGTCTGAAGCGCTATCTGCGCGTCGTGTTCCGCATCAGCGGCGCGACGTCCTCGGGCGGCACTGCCAGCGCTTACATCGTCAAGGACGTGGAAGCCCTGCAGTACGGCGCCAGCGGCTTCACCGTGGCCTAAGGGGAGAACGACATGCGCGTTATCGCAATCGCTCAAGGCTACGGCGGCAAGGACAAGCACGTCCTGCGTGAGATCGGCGAACAGTTCGAAGTGCCGGATGGCGTCAAGGCCAGCTGGTACGAGCCTGTCGACGACGAGCCGACCCCGACCGGTGGCAACCGCCGACAAGGCGGGCGCGGCGGTCAACAGTCAGGTCACGACCTGGCCTAAGCCGCCCCGGCCTTTGAACCAGCGTTGAAAGAGCGGGGGCCTTGTGCCCCCGCTTGTTCTTGGAGCATCCCTATGGCGTCCGCCGTCGACATCTGCAACCTCGCGCTCAGCCATCTGGGCGACGAGGCAACCGTATCCAGCATCGACCCGCCGGAAGGAAGCGCCCAGGCCGAACACTGCGCGCGCTTCTACCCGATTGCGCGCGACACGGCGCTGGAGGCCCATGACTGGAACTTCGCCACCACGCGGGGGCAGCTCGCGCTTGTGGGCTCGGCGTGGCCGACGTGGGCATTCTGCTACGAACTGCCGACGCTGTGCATCCGCACCATCAGCGTGCTGCCGCCGGGCGCACTGGATGACTACAGCGTCAGCATGCCGGGCGGTGGCAGCGCGGAATTCCTGGGCTTCCCCGGGGCTACGGTGGTTCCGCACGGGGCCATCTACACCCCGCAGGACTACGCAATCGAGACGAACGAGAACAACAAGCGGCTGCTGTACACCAATCAAGCGAACGCCGTGCTGCGCTATGTGCGGCGCATCGAGGACACGACGCGGTTCTCGCCCCTTTTCGTTGATGCGCTTTCCCGCTTGCTGGCCTCGTACCTGGCCGGGCCGGTGGTCAAGGGCACGGAAGGGGTGAGCGTCGCGCAGGCGCAGCTCCAGGCTTATCGCGCGATCGTGGCGCAGGCCACCGTGTCGGACAGCAACCAGCGACAGATCCGGCCCGCCCATAACGTGCCGTGGATCTCGGGGCGCTAGACCATGGCGAATGTCCGCACCCTTTCGCGTTCCTTCGCCCGCGGCGAGATCAGCCCCGAACTCTTCGGCCGGGTGGACCTGCCGCAGTACCAGACAGGCCTGGCGACGTGCCAGAACTTCGTCACCCTGCCGCACGGCCCGGCGCAGAACCGCGCCGGCTTTGAGTTCGTTCGGGCCACCAAGAATAGCGCCCTGCGAAGCCGGCTGATTCCTTTCGCATTCAACACCGAACAAACCTTTGCCATCGAGTTCGGCGTCGGCTACGTGCGATTTCACACCCTGGGCGCGACGCTCGTGGACGGTGGCGGCGGCCCCTACGAGGTGACCACCCCATACGTCGAGGCGGATCTTTTCGACCTTCACTACGTGCAGTCGGCCGACGTGCTGACCATCGTCCATCCGAACTACGCGCCGCGCGAGCTGCGCCGCCTGGGCGCGCTGAACTGGACCCTTACGCCGATCTCATTCGTGCCGAACATCGCCGCGCCGGCGAGCGTGGCCGCGACGGCGCACGCGGGTACCGGCACCGCCAACAACGTGGACCACACGTATGCCGTGACGTCGCTGGCCGTCGACACGCTCGAAGAGTCGCTGATCTCGTCGGCCTCTAACACCGTCAGCAATGACCTGTTCCTGCAGGGCGCCTACAACGACCTGACGTGGCCGGCTGTCTCGGGCGCGACGCGCTACAACATCTACAAGCTGAGCAACGGGCTATGGGGCTACGTCGGCCAGTCGGGTGGCCTGACGTTTCGCGACAACAACATCACGCCGGACATCGCGCAGGCGGCGCCCACGCTGGCCGATCCATTCAACGGGGTCAACAACTACCCGGCCGCCGTCTCCTACTATGAGCAGCGCCGCTGGTTCGCTGGCACTCGGAACAAACCACAAAACGTCTGGGCTACCCGGTCCGGCACTGAATCGAACCTCTCATCGTCCGTACCTACCCGGGATGATGACGCAATCGCTTTCCGAATCGCTGCGCGCGAGGTGAACACGATCCGGCACATCGTGCCGCTGTCCAACCTGGTGGTGCTCACTGCAAGCGCTGAGTGGCGCGTGTCGCCCGCGAACTCGGACGTGCTGACGCCGGCGACCGCGTCGCCCAAGCCACAGTCCTACAACGGGTCCAACAACGTCCAGCCGGCCCTGGTCAACAACAATCTGCTGTATGCGGCTGCGCGCGGCGGGCGTATCCGTGAAATGTCCTACAACTGGCAGGCGAACGGCTATGTGACCGCCGACATCTCGATCCTCGCCCCGCACCTCTTCGACTACCGCACCGTGCACGACATGGCGTTCTCGCGCGCGCCGCATCCGATCCTGTGGTGCGTCTCGTCGTCTGGCGAACTGCTGGGGCTGACCTATGTGCCCGAGCAGCAGGTCCAGGGGTGGCACCGCCACACGACAGCAGGGGGAAAGTTCGAATCGGTCTGCTGCGTGGCCGAGGGCGACGAGGACGTCCTCTACGCCATCGTGCGCCGCACGATCAACGGCGCCCAGGTGCGATATGTGGAGCGACTGCACACGCGCCTGATGCCGGATCAGGCCGATGCGTTCTTCGTCGACGCGGGGCTGAGCTATATCGGCGCGCCCGCCACCGATTTCTCCAATCTGGGGCACCTTGAAGGCGAGACGGTCAACATCCTGGCCGACGGCGCGGTTATGCCGCCGCAGGTCGTGACGGACGGGAAGATCACGATCGAGCACGCCGCCAGCAAGGTGCACATCGGGCTACCTATCCAGGCCGACCTCATCACACTGCCGCTGGCCTTCGAGACGCAGGCCATGGGGCAGGGCCGCGTGAAGAACGTCAACGTGGTGTGGCTGCGGCTCAATGATTCGTCCGGCGTGCTGGCCGGCCCCTCATTCGACAAGCTGGAGCCGGCAAACCCCGCCCGGCTGACGCAGGTCAAGCAGCGCACCGACGAACCCTACGGCACGCCGCCGCGCTGGATCTCGGGCGAGTACAAGCACGCGATCAAAGGCGCGTGGACTGACGGCGGCCAAGTCTACGTGCGCCAGACGGACCCGCTACCGGTGACGCTGGTATCCATGACGATCGAGGCGGCAATTGGCGGCTGAGATCGTCATCCGCGAAGCGGTCCCGGCTGACGCGCTGGCGCTAGCCGCGGACCTGCGGCCGCAGGATGCGGCAGAGATCCGGGCAATGCGCGGTGCCGCAGTGGACCTGACCGAAGCCATCCGCCACAGCATCGCGCTATCCAGCCACGCGTGGACAGCCTACGCGGGTTCGAACATCGCCATGGTGGGCGGCGTCGCGCCGATTGGTTCGTTGCTCGGAGGCAACATCGGTAGCCCGTGGTTGCTGGGCTCTTCGGTCATGTTCAAGCGGCCGGGTGCGCTTACCCGCACAGGCCGCCGATATGTTGCTTTTATGCACACGATCTACCCGGAACTGCGCAACATGATCGATCACCGCAACACGGTGAGCATCGCATGGCTGCGCCGCCTCGGGTTCACCATCCACACCGATCAGCCGATCTTGTGCGGTCCCGATCGTGTGCCGTTCTACCCGTTCAGCAAAAAGGTCTGACATGTGCGTCGCCGCTGCCCCTTACATGATGCTGGCCGCCACCGCGGCCTCCGCCGTCGGCGCCTCCAATAGCGCCAGCGCGCAGCAGGCTGGCCTGAACTACCAGGCCGACGTCGCGGCGAACAATGCGCAGATCGCCGAGTGGCAAGCCCAGGACGCCATCCGCCAGGGTCAGGACCAGGAGCAGAGCAGCCGCCTGCAGTACGCAGCCACCAAGGGCAAGCAGCGCGCGGCGCTGGCCGCTAACGGCGTGGCGCTCGATGAGGGCAGCGCGGTGGACATCCTGACGTCCACCGACTACGCCGATGAAATGGACGCCAGCACCATCCAGGCGAATGCCGCGCGCTCTGCGTGGGGCTACCGCACGCAAGGGACGAGCTACAGCGACAACGCGGCATCGCTTCGCGCCGGCGCCGGGGCCGTGAGTTCCGGATCGTCTGCCGGCTTGAGCCTCCTGGGCAGTGCGGGCCAGCTGGCCACCAGCTGGTACCAGAATTCCAAAGCAACGAAGTGAGGGCCGAATCGTGCCGCGCGTACCTACCGTAGACGCCCCACGCGTCAGTTCCTCCGGCCTGCCGGGCGTGCGCCAACAGGCCGGCGCGGGCGCGTTGGCCGCCGAGATCGGCGCTCGCCAGTCGCAGCAGCTCGGGCAAAACCTGATGACCGCCAGCGTGGCGGCAACGAACATCGCCACCGACATGCAGCAGCAGGCCAACCAGCTGCGCGTGGACGATGCCGTCAACCAGGCGAAAGAGGCAGCGCTCAAGCTCACGTTTGACCCGCAGACCGGATACACGAACGTCAAGGGCATCCAGGCGCTGCAGCGCGATAGCGGTCAGCCGCTGGCGACCGAATACGGCGACATGCTGAATCAGCAATTCGAGGGCATTGCCGAGGGTCTGGGCAACGACGCACAGCGCCTGGCGTTTCGCCGCGCATCGCAGAATATCGGCCTGCAGTTCCAGGAGCAGGCGACCCGATACGAGGGCGAACAGTTCCGCACCTATGCGGCCTCCGTGCGCGAAGGCACCATCGCCAACAGCACCAACGAAATCGCCCTGTACTACAACGACCCTCAAAAGATCGACCAGAACATCGCGTCGATTCAGGCGGCTGTTGCAGACCTGGGCCGCATGAAAGGGCTGTCGGCCTCGCTGATCGAAGCCCAGACGCGCAAGGCGACCAGCGCCGCCCACCTGACCGCGCTGTCCTCCGCGTTGCAGAAAGACAACGTCGCCTATGCCGACGCCTACATGCGTAAGTACGCGCCGCAGATGGACGCGGACGACATGCTGCGCATCAACGGCATGCTGACAAAGCAGATGGACGCGCGCCTGGGTGCCGCCGCGGCTACGGCGACGGTGAACCGCGCCATGCCGCGACTGATGCCGACGCCCGGGGATCGGCTGGTGAATCTCGTCACGGGCAGCGGCACGCAGCTGCCGCCGGATCTCGTCACGACCGTGGCGACGGCCGAGAGCGGCAATCGCGATCTGAACCCCGACGGCACGGTCGTGACGTCCCCGAAGGGCGCCAAGGGCCGCATGCAGGTCATGGACGCGACGAACGCGGACCCAGGTTTCGGCGTTACGCCGGCGCGCGACGACAGCCTGGAAGAGCGCGCCCGTGTGGGCCGTGATTATCTGCAAGCTCAGCTGCAGCGGTACGGCGGCAACTTGACGCAGGCGCTGGCCGCGTACAACGCCGGGCCGGGCAACGTGGACAAGGCGCTGGCGGCTGCCGACAAGGCGGGCGACCGGGCCAACTGGATGAACTATCTGCCCAAGCCGGACGAAACCATCCCGTATGTGCGCGGCATCCTCGCGAAGTACGAGGCCGGGCAAGGCGCCCCGGCCAAGCCCACGCTGTACGAGCTGCAGCGCAACGTGCGGGACGAAATGGAAGGCCAAAGCCCGGAGCGCATCCGTATTGCCTTGGAGGAAACCACGCGGCAGTACGAGGTCGCCAACAAGGCCATCA